AGACGGTGATGCAGCCTAAGCTAGAGGTAATCATTGACAATCTGGTTCCTCGTCTTGATGCGACCTACGTTCCGTTTGGCTTTTACACCGACCTGATTAAGGTTCTCAAGGCAGAAGCCTTCTATCCCACGTTCATCTCTGGTCTGTCTGGTAACGGTAAGACCACAATGATTGAACAGGCTTGCGCCAAGTTGAAGCGTGAATGTCTCCGCGTCAACATCTCGGTAGAAACCGATGAAGACGACCTGATTGGTGGCAACACCCTTGTCGATGGTAACGTAGTGTACCGCGAAGGTCCTGTTCTGACTGCCATGAAGCGTGGTGCAATTCTTATTCTTGATGAAATCGACCGCGGTTCGAACAAGTTGATGTGCATCCAGGCCATTCTTGAAGGCAAGCCATACTTCAATAAGAAGACTGGTGAGACTGTCTTCCCAGCCAAGGGCTTCAACGTGGTTGCAACTGCTAACACCAAGGGTCGTGGTTCCGATGACGGCAAGTTCATCTCGGCCCAGATTCTTGATGATGCCTTCCTTGAGCGTTTCGCCATCACAGTCGAACAAGAATACCCATCGGCCAAGGTCGAAAAGAAGATTGTCATGAACAAGATGGAAAAGGCTGGTGCGGTCGATGAAGAATTTGCCGACAACCTTGTGACTTGGGCTGAAATCATCCGTAAGACTTTCTACGATGGTGGCATTGACGACCTGATTTCGACTCGCCGTCTGGAACACATTGTCAATGCCTTCGCCATGTTCAAGTCTCGCCAGAAGGCAGTCGAACTCTGCGTTAACCGCTTTGATGCTGATACAAAGTCGGCGTTCCTCGACCTCTATAGTAAGGTTGATGCCAAGATTGATACTGGCCCTACCGATAACGTTAATGAAGACGCATTTTTTGAAGAAACACCTTTCTAAGGAGATAGTATGACAATTAAATATAAGTATAACGAAGGTGACCTGCTTCGGCAGGTTACCGAGTATGTGAATGCCACTTATGGGCAGCACTATTCGCAGAACAAGTACCAAGCTACCGAGTTTATCATTGATGGTGGACATGGTGTAGGCTTCACGGTTGGAAATATCATGAAGTATGCCCAGCGTTATGGCCATAAGGGAACTCCTGAAGACTGGCGTAAGGACCTGATGAAGGTCATTCACTATGCCATCATTGCACTGCATGTCCATGATAAGTCACAACAGCCCAGTCTAGCAGGACTTGACATGGATGTCAACCTAGAAGTAGAAGGTCTTACTTTCGCTGGTGTATTACCATCTACGATATCCGGTGGTACGATTTCTGCTACTTTGCCTACCTCTACGCCCGACTGGTCAACCTATAATATGGGCACCAGTTCTCTCTTGACAACTGACACAATTTCTGTTATAACAAATACTGGTACTAAGACCAACAAGAAAAAAGGTTAATATATTATGAAAATTTCTAATGAAACACTCTCACTTCTAAAGAACTATGCGGGTATCAATACCAATATTCTGTTTCGGCAGGGTAATGTGATTGGTACCGTTAGTCCTGGGAAGAACATCTTTTCACGCGCCACGGTCACTGAAACCTTTCCCCGTGAAATTGCCGTCTATGACCTGAATAGCCTTCTGGCACTTCTGACCCTTATGGAAGATCAGGATGTAGATTTTGGCGAGAACAGCATCAAGGTTAGTAAGGATGGGTCGAAGTTCGAATACTTCTATTCCGATCCTGGCACCGTGACCGCTGCTCCCGACAAGAACCTTGAGATTGAACCTGTGTGGTCGTTCGATATTTCGTCGGATGAAATCAGTATGATTCTCCGCGCCGCATCAATCACCTCGGCACCAATCATCAGCATTGTATCGGATGGCGCCCAGGTTCAACTCAAGGTTGGCGACCCCACCAATTCATCGGCAAACTCATACACTAAGACGATTAGCACCGATGCTGCTCCTGTGTTTGATTGCCGAGTGAAGACCGAGAACCTCAAAGTCCTCTCTGACAACTACACTGTCACGCTTGGTAAGAAGCGCGCCATGGAGTTTAAGAGTAAGGGTCGTGAACTCGTTTATTACATTGCAATGGACCCTGCGTCCTCTATTTAAGGAGAAATAATATGACTAAGTTTGAATTCTCATTTAACGCCCGCATTCCTTATGATGCAGAAGAAGACCCTCGTGATGTAACCATTGCGTTTACCACGAGTGACCTGGATGAAGTTGTTCGCCAGTTTAATAAGCTCCTCATTCTTAACGACTTTGACGCACAGGTGGCTGTAGTATAATGGCAGAGAAGTTTAAATTTAAGAAGGAGTGGGACGATGAAGCCCATGACCAGGAACTACCTGAGATTGTTCCGGCTGTAGTCTTCAAGACCCGTGTCCGCGATGACTCGATTGAAGGTCCAAACCCATTCCGTTGGGAAGATAAGACAACCTATGATTACTTCGCTGGTAAGCGTGTAGTTCTGTTCTCTCTTCCTGGTGCCTTTACTCCAACATGTTCGACCTACCAGTTACCTGGTTTCGAAAAGAACTTTGCTGAGTTTAAGGCACTTGGTATCAAGGACATCTACTGTGTATCTGTCAATGATTCCTTTGTCATGAATTGCTGGGCGAAAGATCAGAAGATCAAGAAGGTGAAGATGATTCCTGACGGATCTGCCAAGTTCACTAACAAGATGAAAATGAGTGTCCAGAAGGACAATCTTGGCTTTGGTGAACGTTCATGGCGATATGCTGTTGTTGTGAATAACGGTCAGATTGAGAAGTGGTTCATTGAAGGTGATGTAGTTGAGGACAACTGCGCGGATGATCCTTATGGTGTGACTTCACCAGAAAATATTCTTGACTGGTTGCGCAATAACTGATATAGTGAATACTGGTCACTAAGCCAGCGTCCGTGGATGCACTAACATCGCGACGGACATTTTATTTTATTATGGAGAATCATTATGCGTGAAGACTTCCTCTGGGTTGAGAAGTATCGTCCTCGTAAGCTGGACGATTGCATCTTACCCGATGAACAACTTAATACCTTTCGCCAGTTTGTGGCGACTGGTGAGATTCCCAATATGCTCCTGTGTGGCTCGGCTGGTGTAGGTAAGACTACTATCGCCCGAGCCATTTGTGAAGAATTGGGTTGTGATTATATCGTTATTAACGGTTCAGAAGAATCTGGTATTGATGTTCTCCGTACCAAGATTCGTGAGTTTGCATCTTCTGTCTCGTTTAGCGGCAAGACTAAGGTTGTTATTCTAGACGAAGCCGATTACCTGAATCCAAACTCTACACAGCCAGCCCTTCGTGCCTTCATTGAAGAGTTTGCCAATAACTGCCGCTTCATCTTTACCTGTAACTTCAAGAACCGTATCATTGCACCTCTGCATAGTCGAACTGCGGTGATTGAATTCAAGCTAACTAAGGCTGACCGACCTAAAATGGCTGGACGTTTTATGAAACGTCTTGGTGATATTCTTGAAGCCGAGAGTGTGCAGTATGATGACAAGGTTGTTGCCGAAGTCCTCAAGAAGCACTTTCCCGACTATCGCCGTGTCCTTAATGAACTCCAGAGATACAGCGTAAGCGGTACAATCGATGCTGGCATTCTAGCCAACGTCCAAGAAATCAATATGAAAGAACTGGTTGATGCCCTTCGTGGTAAGGACTTCAAGAAAGTCCGTCAGTGGGTTGTAGATAATATCGACAACGATGCTGGCATCATCTTCCGTAAGATTTATGATACCCTTCTTGATGATGTCAAGTATCCTGCGGCTCTTATTGTTCTGTTGGCCGACTATCAATACAAGTCTGCTTTCGCCACCAACCAAGAAATCAATCTCGTAGCCTGTCTGGTTGAGATTATGGCTGGAGTGGAGTGGAAGTAATGGACGGTATTCTAGAGGGCCTTGGTGATCCAAAGGTAGAATACAAGCCAGAAGATTATGTGGAGAAAAAAGCCAAGATTTCTCCCTTTGATTTCATCAACGATATTAACCACAAGAAGACCAATCTCATAGTAGATGAGTGGTCAGAGAAGCAATACAACCCTTGGATCATCAATCGTGGACTGAGTTTCAGTGTTGATACTGTCATTCCAGCCA